GGGTCTTTACGACAGCCGGTCCGTTATCGTCGGTCGGCAACGGGATGCCTTCGACACCATCGGTCGATGTGACTGCGTCGGTGATCGCGCTGTCACGCCGTGCTGTGTCTTCCGCCTGCGCTCGCGCCTGCTCCTCGGGTGAAAACCGCCCCAGCGCCTTCTGCACGCCTTCCTGACGGCTGCGGTCCTCGTAGCGCCGCTGGCGCGCGGTGCTCTCGCGCAGCTCTTTGTTTTTCGCCATCGCCATCGCGGCGGCGTTCTGTTGGCTTTCGCTGCGCTCGATAGCCGTGCCACCGGCCGCCGCCGCAGCGCCGCCCACCAGAAGCGCGATTTCGATGCCCGTGCACATCAGAATTTCCGTCGTTTCGGAGCGCCGACAACGGACGTCGACGCCGCCGGGCCACCGCCGCCACCGGCCAGATTGAGATTAGCGCCGGTCGAGAACGCCTGAAGCTCCGGGTTGACCGGACCGCCAGGGCTGCGCGTCGACGCGTAGGGTCCGACGAGACCGCCGAATATGTCGCCCAGCGCCGTGCTGGGAGACGCTGACCCGGCAATCCGGTCGGCTTCGGATTTGGAGCGGGTGCCGATGCTCGCGTTGTCGTTGCCCGCGCCAATGCTGCCGTAGAGCGACTCCTTGGCCTTGCCGACCTGATCCGAGAGCGACGACTGGAACCCTTGCGCGGTGCTCTGCCCGGTGGTGAGCGCCTGGTCGCGCAGCGCGTCGAGCTGCTGAAAAAGACCGCGACTCTGTTGCGATCCGGCGAGACCGCGTTTCGCAACGCCTGCGCCCAACGTGTCTTTCGCCAGACCGTATTGGCTTTCGACACCGCCTTTGTAGGGGTCGTAAAAACTCGCGAACTTGTTGGCGTAGAACTCCGGCGTGAACTGGCTGAACCCGCTGTCGACCTGGCTGCGGAACGGCGACGGATCGAAGACCGGCGCAACCGGACCGGCTGGCGCAGCGGGCGCGACCGGAGCCGTGGGCGGTGGCGCGACTGGCTGCTGCGCCGCTGCCGCCTGCTGTCGCGCTTGCTCCTCTGCCGCCTGCTGCTGTTGCTGATTGTAGAGCCAAATCTTCTGCTGCATCGTCAGTTGCGCGGGAGCCGGACCGGGGTCCATCCCAAAGACCCGGTCAGTGACTTCGTCCCAAAGGCCCATGACGCTCTCCTATGTGTAGACGCGTGGCGCTCGCGGTGTCGCGCCGAACCAACTCTGAACGCGACCGCCATACGGCGAGTACGCGTCCGCCTTCGCGGCCGTGCTGAGTGCGCCGATGGTGCTGCCGAAAATGTCGCCCAACGCCGTCGTCTGTGGCGGTGCGACCAACGCGGTCGACTCGCCAATCGCGCGGTTCGCCATCGCGGTGGGATCTCCGGCCGACGTGTTCAACGTGTAGAGATCGGTCTTTTGTTTTTCGACGGCTGAACGAAGCTGGTTCGCTTGCGTCACCGCGTCGTTGGCGATCTGGCCCAGCGTCGTCGCGCGGGTCTTTTCCACGTCGCCAAACGCGTTCGCCGCGATGCTCGATTTGAGAATGCCACGACCCGCGAGCAATGCTGCGGCTTTGTCTTTTGCGCGAGCGTACTGGTCTTCGACTTGGGGCGTGTTCGCCGCCACGCTCGCATTCTGAAATGTTTTGTAATAGTCGGGATTGAACTGCGCGAACGCGGTGTCGATCTGCTTCTGGCCTTCAAGGATACGACCTTGACGCTGGTCTTCCTCGTACCGCTGTTCCCACTTCGCCGTCTGAGAGTCGCGTCGCGACTGCTCAACCGCGTCGTCATCACCGAAGCACATTCTTGCGCGACCTCTGTGGTCGGCACGGCGCGGCGAACTCCGTATTATGACGCCTGCGGATTTGTTGGGTTATACCGCCCACCAGCCCCCGAGTCACTCACCAATTCCGGGAGCACGTACTGGCGCGTCCCGTTTAGCTTGACAATGGCACAGTGGAAACCGAGCAGTGAAAACCAGCGGGCACGGTCAGGATGCTGTGACGCGGTGCGGCTCTGAAAACAGGTGTTTGGGTAAGCAGCCCGAAGGGTCCGCACCCGACGACAGCACGCCAGCGCGGCGGCTGCACCCCGGACCACGAAGCCCCTGGAAAAGACGAACCATGTGGTGCGGTAGCGAGGGCTGATGCCGGGATAGTGCCCGAAGATCGCCTGTGCCACGCCCAATTCGTCGACCAGCGCCTCGGTCTGGCTGTCCGGCAGAGTCAGGAGTTTCGTGACCTTTGGAAGTGCTTTCCACCAGCCACCGCAGTCTGCGATCACCTCGACAGTCGAGATCTCGGACAGGTCCGCGAGGACCGTGTGAACGTCTCCCATGTTGGCGGCTCGAAAACGCAACACGTCAACGGTCCTCCTCACCTCCTTGGAAGTGGATCAGGATACCCGACAAGCTCGCGAAGCCCGCTTTGGTGCATTCCAGCGTCAGCGCGAAGTGCGACGTCCTGGCCGTCACCGGAATGTGCGGCTCGTGAAACGAATTCCGCGTCAGTCGGCCGATGGTCTGGATCACGCTCTCGTTGTTCGGATCGGGCAGGATCTTCATCATCCATTCGTTGACCAGCGCCACGTCGGCCCCTGAGATCATCTTTTGCGTGGCCGGGCTGTCTGCGGACAGGAACGGCAACTCGACGCTGACCGGCTGCTCGTCCGCCTCGGGGTACTCCTCGCCGCTGTCGCCACCGTAGAGATAGATCTTGTCGTTGTTGCCACGCACGTAGAGCCGCGCGTTGTCGCGCACGAAATCCTCGATCCGGTACGGCAGCTCGTAATACGACCACGCTGTCACCTTGGAGCTGGGGAAGTAGCTCAAGACATAGATGCGGTTGTCGATGGCCAGCCAGTAGCGGCCGTCCACCGGCTCGACCGCCGAGACCGCCCGCGTGATCGTGTCGATGGCGAGTTCACGCAAATGCGCGTGGACGAACGGGTCGATGGCCGTGCCGACGTCGTTGACATAGGCTGCGTTGAGCACATCGCGAGCGCGGATCGAGCGAATACCAGACGGGTCCAGATAAAAGACGTCATTGTTGCCGAAAGACAAAACAGACCTGTTGGCGAACGTGCCGGTGTTGTCGAGCGACTGGTAAAAGCTGATCTCCTGCGCGTCGGTCGAGATCGTGTAAAGACGGATCTGAGACCGTCCGAACACCACCGCGTAGTTGGAGTATTGCCCGACGCAGACCAGTCTTTCGGAGCCTTCCGACTCGTTGCTGGCGTCGATCTGCACGAAGCCGGTCGCCGCCGCCGTGTCGCTCCAGTTTGACGGGTCGTTGAGCTTGCTGCCCACGAACAGCGTCCCGGCCACGCTCCATTCGCGTTGCTTGTAGGTGAACGCGCTGGTGCCGACGCCGGACGCAGCGCCGCGCACGTTGTAGATCAGACCGTTGATCGTGATCTGGTAAATGTCGGCGGCTTCGTAGGTGCCGCCGAACGTGAACTTGTTGATCTGCGCGACAGCGTTGACCTTGTTCACGCCGCCCGTGAAGTTGAACGTGCTGACCGTCACGTCGCCGGTCAGTGTCGCGACGACCACCCGTCCGTTCGCGATCATGCCCAAGCCGACCGCCGCCTGGATCGTCACCACGTCGAGCGTGGCGAATGCGGTGTAACCGTGCGTCGAGGTGTTGTTGCCGATGGCGACCGCGAGCGCCGTCGCAGTGGCGTTGTCCGACGTGCGCCAGTGGACCGGCTGCGTCAGCAGCGGCGTGCCGTCGACCGTGAGCTGCGTAATCGCGTTGGCTTCCGGCACGAACGTGCCGCCCGTGATCGTGACGTTGCCGTGTGAACGAACTTCCGCCACGGGCGCGACGTTGGCCTGTATCACCGTGTTGGTCAGGGTTTGATCGGCAACCCCGCCACCCCCGTTGATGGTGGAGGTGGCGATTATGACCGGCACGCCGGGAACGCGTGCTTCGGTCGTCACCGTGTTGCCGGAGCTGGACGCCTTGACCACGGGCGAACTGTTCAGACGCGTCGCCATGTATTCGGCCAGCGTCGTCACGTTCGAGTTGCTGATCCCGATGGCGTCCCAATCGGTCACGCGGACGCCGTTGTAGAAGTGACAGATCTGGCCGTCGTCATATTGCGCCACGACGTAGAGCTTGCCGCTGAACGTGCGGACGTCGAGCACGCGCACCAGGCCCACGCCGTCCGGCGCGATCAATCGCTGATACAGCACGCCGAGCGGCATCGCGGCGGCGAGATCGGCAGACCCAAAGACATAGAGCTGGTCACGGACACGCGCGAGACCGTGGGTGCCGCCGGGGAGGGAGTATTTCAGCACAAAGCGTTTGGCGCGCTCGATGTCGCCACCGCGCGAGATATGCGCGTTTTTCAGAGTGTAGAGCGTCCCCGCCACGCCCGCGATGCGTGGACGCCTGCGGTCCATTCCATATTTGAAATCTGCGATGGCGACATAGGCCACGGGTTCACCCGTTGACCTGAACGACGATCTTCGGCGCTGGCCGGTTCGAGCCGCCTTCGGTCAGCGTGTGTGTCTTGCTGGCCGATTTCAGACGACCGCGCAGTCTCGAATACAACGCCTGCGCACTGCGCAATTTCGACTCGGCGTCTTCGCTGCCCTGCGCCAGCAGCATTTCAGCGGCTGAGAACCCCACCACCAAGTTGTCGTCGATGAGACAGAGATCGGCGTCGTTAACCAGTCGCTCGAATTTCTTGAAGCCGATGAACTGCACGTATTGCAGCGTGTCGTCGGGCAGCGGCCAGATCTCGTACTGCACGTGATCGTGCAGTCCCGACGAGCGAATGTCCCAGAACTGCGCCGGAGACGAACGCACGTCGTCTTCAGTGTCGAAGACCGAATACTGCTCAAAGCCGATGCCGCGCGTCAGGTGACCGACACCGCCGTTGTACCAGCACGCGACTTTTTCGATCCGCTCCATGTCGAGATCGGCGGGCAAATCGTACAGCGCCAGCCCTGAGTTCAGTTGCCGGGACGGGTAGACGCGACGCAAAATCGGCCAGTCATAATCGGTGTAGAGAAACTCATAGTTTCGGTTGATGACGCGTTTGAGACCGTCTGCGTCCGACGCGCTGACAGCCGGATCGGTCGACCGGCGCAGCTCGTCGCGCAGCATGTTGATCAGCGTGAGGAATTGCGAGCCGCGCATGATCGACCTCTCAGTCCAGCATCGACCCTCGACGGCCACGCGCGGCTGGCTTTGACGCGGGCGGCGGTTCCTCGTCCGGTGGTTCTTCTTCCTCGGGCTTTTCCGGTTCTGGGTACGGCGTCGTCGGCGGTTGTGCTTCCGGCGGATCTGGTATCGGTTGGGTCTTTGGCTTCGGGACACTGGAAATCGGTCCCTCGGGCTTCAGCTCGAAAGTTTTCTCCGGCTCGCGCCGCAGCGGCGGGTCGGTCGGGTCAACTGCCTCGGGTGCCGCGTATTCGGTCGGCAGCTTGTTGCCGACGCCATAGCGCGCGTTGAGGATCGCGATCCCGCCAAACTGCCCCGGCGCGTTGTAACGCGCCCCGATGCGCGCACGCTCCTGCTCGTCTGTGCGCTCCACGCCCTTGCCGGTCGGCACGACGTTGGTGATCGGATTGGTGCCGCTCTCGTTCGCGCCGTGGATCGCCTGGAGCACGTACATTTCGACGGCAGTGATCCCAGACACAAAGACCGAGTTGTCGCGCGAACCGCCGAGCAGCACCGTGCAGTCGTAAGTCGGACGAATAGCCATGTGCGTCTCCTAACCGTGAACCGGGGCACCGAAGACGCGCCAACCGAGCAACAGGAACAGCACAAACAGCAAGATGCTGTTGCCCATTGGCCCGTAAGCGGTGACGCCAGCCCAGCCTGAATTCCACGCAAGCGCGAAAATGAGCCAGATCAGCATGATGACCCAGAAGATCAGTCCGATAGACATGACGTGTCTCCTCTGCGTGAAAAGACGGGAGGGGCGCTCCCGTCTCTCACTCCTCTCAGCCGTAGTATTGCGGGATGCCCCGGTCGTCCGGTGCATTGGACAGCGCGACGAGCGTGTACGCTGTCAGACCATCAGGCGGGGTCAGCGGCGCGTAGGTGCCGCGAACGTCGCCGGACGTACCCGTTGACGCGGTGGTGATGCCGAGTGTCGTCGCACCAGTGGGCGCGGCAACAACGCCTTGTTTGATTTCGTAGATGAGCTGCGACGCGTGCGCGATACGAGACGGAAAGCCGAGTTGCAGACCGTGGCCAATCGTCAGACCAGTGACCGCGTTCTGGAACCGGATCTCGGTGATCGACGCGAACGCCTTCTTGCCGACATGCGCCACGCCAGACGCGGACAGCTCCGAGACGAGCTGACCGTCGACGTCGACGCCCCGGATCGTCGCGACTGCCGTGTTCGTCCAGGCCGCCACGACGTTGCGCGGAATGTCGAGATTGGCACCCCGCACACCGTTGAGGTTGGCCGCGCCGCCAGCCGCCACCGACTGCGTCAGGGCAATCGAGTTGGCCGCTGCCGCCAACGGCACGCCGAAGTAAAGACCCATGATCGGCGCGCGGACCATTTGCCGGTTGAGCGGTGCCTGCGCGCCGACGTCGGACCCGAGAATGTCGAGACCGAGACGGACATTCTCGCCGGACGGAAGCGTCGTCAGGCCAAGCCACGTCACCGTGATGAGAGACGCGCCGAACGCCAGTGTGAAGTCCTTGGGCGCGGAATACTCCGAACCCATCGCGTACATTTTGTGGCTCACCGCGTTGGTGAAGAACGCGCCCGAGTAGCCAGCAGGGTAGGGCGCAGTGAACGTGCCCGACGTGTTCACGGCGGACGCGAGAACGGTTGAAGTGCTCGCAGAAGACATTGGGTTTACCCCTTTCGTTTGAGGCGCAGACGAGAGCCGCCCGGTCTTTCAACCGGGCGGTTCGTTCACGCGATGGAGTAAACGCCGTGACAATTGCGCTGGTCGGTGACCAGCCCGCCGACCCACGTCTTCGCGCGATAGAAGACGTACTTGTCGTAAGGACGCGCGGGCGAGTGATTGCGCATGGACTCGCCTTCGACCGCCATCGGGAAGATGTGTTTGGTGTCGAGCACGTAGAGGTACTTGCTCTTGCCTTGGTCATCGAGCGACGGGTCGTACTTGATCGGCTTGCCCTTAAACCCGATGTCGGCAACAGAGGCGTCGATCATGCCTTTGTTGGCCCAACCTTCCAGCGTGTAGTTGCCTTTCGCGCGCAGCTCCTTCTCAAAGAACTCCATGAAATCGGAGCCTGCGAGCAACAGGTTCGGATTGCCGCCGTAGCGCCGGAGCTGGCGGAATTCCTTCTGCAACACCGTGACGACGCCTTGCAGCGTCGCGTCTGCGGACGGGATCGCGAGCGACGCGCGGTTGCGCCACCAGGCATTGGCGACCTGGTCGATGCCGCCAACGGTCGCGGCCGCTGCCGGGTTGTCGACCACGAACGACTGCACACCCGGCACCAGTTTGGTGTCCGGCAGACCGTCGTCCCAGAACATGGTGTTCATGCTTCGGTCGATACCTTCCTGCATGTCCTCCAGCTTGTCTTCCAGAAGGTTCGCGAGACGCACTTCTTCGCTGTGCGTGGCCGTCGTCGATCCATCGTCGGTGTCGACGACGCTGATGCCGTTCTTGATCAGTTCGTGCATCGAGAACGTGATGCCGCCGTGGATCAGTTTGTAAGGGAATTTCGCCGTCTTGATATTCTGCGGATCGCTGTAGGTGACGGTGTCGTCATGCACGAACCCCATGATGGTGGTCGTGTAGACGCCCTTCACGCGCACAGTGATGAACTCGAGTCCGCCGGGGAAAGATTTCTCTTTCGCCATGAACGCTTCGAGTAGCGGCTTGTCTTGCAGCGTGCTCGACGTGATCTTGCCACGGCGAAAGTGATAGTCGATTGCCGCGTTAGCGGCGTTCTCAAGTTGAGCTGCGGAAAACGGCATGGACTTCGTCCTCTGAAGTCTGCCCGCTACGCCGAACCACGTGTGCTCATGCGGATTGCATCCAGCATGGATTTGGGTTCTGCAACGCTGCGGGTGGAAGACGCGCCGCCATTCAGTGGTCTCACCGCGCTGGGCTTCGGCATCAGGGCTTTGAGATCAGCCGTCACGCGGTCGTAAATGTTGTTGAACATTTCGACGGCGAGCTGCGCCGACTTCGGTGGGCCGTGTTGCAAAACTTCCAGCTTGGCAAGCTCGTGAACGCGGGCCGACTTCCGGCTCCAATCGAGATCCTTCCCCGCCTTCTGCCGTTCCCACTCGTCCGCTGCGGTCTGCAACGAAACCAAATGAGCTTTGTGCTGCGCCTGCTGTTCGACTTGCTGACGCTCCTGCGCGGAGAACTCCTCGCGCGCACGCGCGTGTGCAGCCTCGGAGCGAGCCATTGCCAGTTCGCGAGCATGCTGTTCTGTGAGGTAGCCTTGGCTAACCTGTTGCGTCAGGTCGTCGGGCAACACCACGCCAGCCTGCCGTTGAAGCTGCTGGACTATCGGAACCAGTTTCCGCAGGGCTTCGTGCGGATTGCCTGATTTCATCGTGGTCGCGATGTCAAAGACCGTGTCGATCTCGTCGGCCTTCAACTTCGTCGACCGGATGTAGTCGACCACCCTGTCGTACTCAGCGACGCGGGATTGCAGTGCTTCGTTCTGCGTGCCCAGCTCACTGACGCGCGACGTCAGGCGCTCGAAACTCCGTTTCGTCCGTCCCTTGAGCTGAGATCTCTCGACCTCGGTCAGCTCGTCGGGCGCTGCTTGCTCCGCTGTCTTTTCAGACGCCGGATCGGCTTTCGTCGGGTCTTGATCTGGTGATGAGGGTGGCGGGGCCTCGTCCGTGTCGGCGGGTTTTAAGGCGGACTTAACCGCCTCAACCATCGACTTGGGTTCGCCGTCTTTTTCCGTCGCTGCCGAGTCAACGGACGCTGCTTCCGGCGCAGTGATCGCGGGGGCCTCGGTCTGGACTGAGCCGTCGACCGGAGGTGTTGATTCGGGGGACGAATCCGAATCGGCCATTTACCGTCTCCTGTTGGGCGCGTGAGCGCCGACGCGCACAGTTCTCACAGACACAGGCGCGCTCGTCAAGCGGTGGTGGCCGCTACTGCATCATGCCACCACTGCCAGCGGGGTAGGCCGGTTGCGGACCGGGCTGCTGCGGACCGGGCTTCTCAGCGTTGCTCGCGCCCTTACCGCCTTGCGCGTTCGGGTCCGTCTGCGCGCCCTGCCCCTCACCACCTGGCTGGCCGGGACCGGCGAGCTGCGGCTGGTTCTGCGCCGCAATCGACGGCAACCCTGCTTTGTAGAGATCCTCGATTTTGATATCGAGCAGATCGCCGTACTTCTTCGCCAGCGGCTTGGGCGAAACGCCTGGAATTTGAAGCATGTAGGGCGCGGCGCGCTCCAGGTTGGCGAGTTCTGCCGCCTTGTTCGGCCGCCCCGACGAACCGGCCTCAATGTCCAGCTCCAGGTCTTTTGCGATCAGCTCGCGCGTCGGACGCGTGTCCGGCCAGACCGCGCCGGGTCCGACGATCTCGACCACGGTCTCTTTTTCCAGCTCCAGCATCATCAGGTGGCCAACTGCCCTGGCCAGCTCACTCAGGAAGTCATCCAGCTCGTCGACGTTGTCGGCTTGCGACGCGCTGCGTGCGCTCTCGGCAATCGAGTTCTCGGTCGCGGTGCCGCCGGACACGCTGCCCATCGCGGCCTCAGACGAGCCGACAGACCGCAGGATGTCTTTGTGGTGCTCCTCGACCTGGTACTGGTTCGGGTCGATGCCGGTGTGATCGAACTTCTGGATCTTCTTCGCGACGTCTTCGCCCGGCTGCATCCCTTGCAACTCAATGAGCGCGTGCGCTTCGGACTGCGCAATCTTGCGTTTGTCTTCGTCCTCCAGCGCGCCCATGCCGGTGATGTATTTGGGCCGGTTCGCGTTGCGATGCTCACGCAGACCCTGACGCGCCCGGTTCACGTCTTTTTGCGGATGGCGCATCAGCCAGACGTCAGACGGCGGGAATTTCTCCTCCTCGGACTCGACTTCATTAAAGACCAGCGGGAACAAGTTCCAAAACCGTTCGAGTTTAACAGACGGCTCCTGCGGCTCCGACAAAAAGTCGCAATACCCTTCCGCGATCACGAGCTGCTGACGATTAAGCTCGTCATAGATCTCGTAAACGCAGACCTCGGACGCCTTGTTGCGGTTGCTGCGCTGCTTGCCGTTCTCGTCGACGCGGTAACGCTTGGTGTAGCCGTTGCCAAGCCGCACGCCGTAAATTTCAAAGACGCGCTCCGGCGTTAACAGATACTCGCGCGCATACCAGCGGCACCCCTCCAGCGTCTTCACGTGCGTCACGTCGGGATCGAGGATGATATCGCGCACCTTGGGCCACGCGAACACCGGCCCCTCGCGCACGACGATCATTTCCTGGTTCTGAAGATCCTGAAGGTTGAGCCGGAGCTGCTCCAGCTCAGCCTTGCCGTCGTACTTGTTTTCGTCGTCACCGACACGGTCCAGTGTGCTCTCGACGTTCTTGATCTTCGACGTCACGTCCTGGATCTTTGCAGACACGTCCGGATTGGGTTCGAGGATGCGCTGGTAGCCGAGCTGGCAGTAGGCGGCACCGGCCACCTTGGCACGGCGCACCAACGCCTTCATCTGCGACTTGAAATTGGTCGCCTGTTCCTTGGTGTAGTAGTCCCACAGGATCTCTAACGTCTTGCCGAGCTTCTCGACTTGCTGCTCGTATTCCGAAACCTGCTTGATCTCCTGCAACACCGCCATGTCGTTCGGATCGGGACCGGGCACGACCTGGCCCATTGCCATCATCTGCTGTTGCAGCATGATCTTCTGCACGATGCCCTCGATCTGCTCCGTGGTGCCGTCCCAAAGCTGGTACATCAGCTTCGTGCGCGGCTTCGCCGCCACCTTCGGGTCTTTGGCATACAGCGTCGCGACCGACTGGTTGATGTGACGCGGGATCACCGGCACGGTGTAGCTGTCGGCCGCGATCCACTCTTTGTCGGCTCCAGCGAAGGCGAGCTGCTCGCACTCTCGCGTGCGCTTGAAAAACTTTTCCCAATGCTTCTTGGCGTCTTTTATTTTGTCTTCCCACTTTTTGATCAGATCCTCGCGCGCCGGGTCGACGTCCGGCACGTCGTCCCACGAGGGTTTCTTCTGCGGCGCGGCCATCGCAGGGTCCGCCATCGCGTCCATGTTCATGGCGGTCATCGCGGGATCGCCGCCGTACACGTCAGACATTTACCACCCTCGGGCTTTCAGCCGGTCGCCGTGACGGGCGCGTGCCTGCGTCTGTGCCAAAATCCACTGGATCGAGCCGCTGGCGTGTTTGTCGGCTGGCACCACGCGGAGCTGCGGCCGGATCTCTTTGTTCAGACCCATGCCGATGTGCGCGAGCCAGTCACAAAAATCGTCGTTCGTCCCGTTCGGGAAACGCAACATTTGCGCCCGCGCATTCGGCCACCACGGCGCACGTCTGGGAAAGCGAACTTTCCGCATTCGCATGCGGCCTTGGATCGAGCGGGCGCGTAGCGGCTTGTCTTTAGACGGCGTCACCTCGTCAATCGACGTGTAGATCCGCTCCTCGTGCATACGTTTGAACAGGAACGGTCCGAAGCTCTTGGAGATCAGTTCGCTTTCCATCCACCACAGCAGCGGCTTGTGCGTCTTGAACTGGATCAGCATTTCCTCGACCGTCTTGTCGGTCTCCATGCGGTCCCAGATCAGGTCCGGCAGCACCCAAATGTCATTGTTCTCGTCGACCCCAATGCACCCGAGCACGGTGTAGTCGCGCCCTTGCGATTTCGAGACGGCGTGATCCGACGCGCCATACTTGCGCAGGGTTGTCGGAAGTTCAGACACGTCATACTCGACGATGTCCTCGGCACGAAAATACGCACCATCGTCCGGCGTCGGCTTGCCCATGCGCAGCGCAGAGAAGCCCACTGGATCGTTGTGCTTGGCTTCGGCCAGGAACGTGAGCGGGAATTTTTCCTCCCACAGCGACGCCATCGGCCGACTGCCGAACTCGTGAACGACAATCGGGTCGGTCGGTACGTGCAGCTCCAGCTTGAGCGCCGCCGCCAATTCCGGGTCTGTGACCACGGCCGGGATGTTGAAGTATTCCCAACGGCTTTCGATGCCAGCATAGCCACCATCCGAGACAGGTCTTCGCCGTCCGGGATGATCCGGGTCGCAGAGTCGACCAATCAAATCATCTTCGTGCCAGCGCGTATGCACGACCACGATTGGCGTGCCGCCGTGGCAACGCGTGAAGACGACGCGATTGAACCATTTCCAGATCTTGTCGCGGTAGGCCGCGCTCATCGCGTCTTCGTCGTTACGAATCGGATCGTCCACAAAGAAGAAATCGGCAGGCTTACCAGTGCCGGAGCCGCCGACGCCGACGAACGCGAGCTTGCCTCGTTCCTTGGTGATGAGCAGATCTTTGGCCTGTCCGCCTTTGTCGAGCTTGTAATCGGGGAAGACTTGTTTGTAGCCGCTGCTGTTGATGAGCTGCCTGACGTCGTCTCCGAACTCATTGGCAAAATCCTGATTGTACGCGCCAACCATGACGTGGCGACGCGGATCGCGGCCGGAGATCCACGCCGGACCGCCGCGTGTCAGCACCTGACTTTTACCTGTCTGGGGCGAGATCGAGATCGCGACGCGCTTCAGCTCGCCGCGCTCGACCTTCTCGATGATCTCGCAGAGCAAGCGCGCCTGCGGCGTGGTCACGTACAACGACTGCGTCACGTCGTCCAAAGCGTTCGGGTCCGGCATCGTCAGGCGCATGAACGGAAGAAGATTATTCTTGGCGTCTCGTAACGCCAGCAGACGACGCGCTGCGTGCAGCAACGCGTGTTTGTCAGCCTGTGCCTCGTTCGCATTCATCGGATCTTGACCACAAAGGAATTGAAATTCTGCGTCGCGCCGATGTTGTTGTAGACGCGAAAACTCGCGCTTCCGTCCCACGCCACAGACGTCTTTCCCGCAGCGGGCGTCGTGGTGCCTGCGATCCACGCCCCGACCGCCGAAACCATGTTGTTATGTCCGGCGCTGTCGACCATGTAGAGCGCGCTTTGTCCTTGGTGCTGGTTCGACACGAAGATCAAGTAACCGCCGACACCCGTCGCAATCGCCGCACTCGATCCGTTCGCGATAGCGGCTTGCGTCTGTGATGTGGCGTTTGCGCTTGGCGAACCGAACGCCACGTCGGTGAACACGCTGCCGCCGACATGAATATCCAGACCGACGCCCAAGCCGCCCGCCACCTGGAGCGCACCACTCGACGGGGACGTCGACGCGGTCGCGGACAGCACCGCAACCGGCGTTCCGGTGAACGAAAACAGCGTGCCGCTTTGGTAGAGGTACTTGGTCGCGGTAGAACCGAAAAACAGAATCCCGGCTTCAGTCGCACCGCGATACGTGAACATGTCGCCGCTGCGAAACTCTCCACCGACGACGGCACCGCCGTTGATGTTGATGTTCCCGCCAATGCCGACGCCGCCACCGACAATCAACGCGCCGGTCGTCGGTGTCGTCGACACGGTCGTCGCGCTGACAGTGAGCGCGCCGGTCATCGTGTCGCCACCCTTCGACACAAATCCACCTGGCCCCGCAATCGGAATGACCGACGTCGCTAATCCCGCGCTGTTGCCCTTGCCGTAATACAAGACGTTGTCTTGCTCGTTGAACGCGATCTCTGCCGCCGCCAGACTGCTGGGCGCTCCGGCAGCTCCACCGGCTGGACGACGCTTGATGCGAAGCGTGTCGACCATCAGAACGTGCCCATGTCGAAGGTGACGCCATCTATCGTGCCGCCCGTGATCGCGACCGCCGACGCGTTCTGCGTCGACATGGTGCCGAGACCCGTGATGTCGGTGCTGGGGATCGTGGCCGACGCCGTGGTCGCGGCCGTGCCATTGCCTTTGTGATAGCCGGTGAGCGTCGTCGCGCCGGTCCCGCCGTTCGCCACCGCGATGGTGGTGCCATTCCAGACGCCGGTCGTGATCGTCCCCAACGTGGTGATCGTGTTCTGTCCGACATACGTCGACGCGATGTCGATGGCGTCCGCCGCCACCGTGATCCGGTTCGCGGTGCCGACTGCGTCTATCGTGTTGCCGGTCTTTGTCAGACCCGCGCCAGCGGTGATCTGTCCCGCGCCGGAAAACTGCGTCCACGTGACCGCTGTCGTTCCCAGCGTCCCGCCAGGGTCGACCGTGCAGAGGTAGCCGTTGTCGGCGTTCGCCGTGCCGCGCTCGACGAACGTGTACGCGGACGTCAGCTCGACCCACGAGTCCGCATCCGTCGCGCGGACCCACGCGCCAGCCGCAACAGTGTAGATGCCGTTGTTCGCCGCCGTAGACTGGTCTTTTACCAGCACGCGGTCGCCTGCAATGACAGCAATGCCATCAATCGTCTGCGGCGCGGACAGTGTGATGTTCGCCGTCGTCGCCGCCACGCACGACCCTTTGGTGTCGATCCCTTGAATGCCGGAGTCGACGTAGTTCTTAGTCGCGGCGTCTTGCGGATTGGTGGGGTCCAAAAGACCAGTGATCTTCTTGCTATTCCACGCCACGTCTGCGGTCGGCACACCCCACGAATTCAGAGTAAAAGACGTGATGGCCACGCCCTGGATCTGGTTGGCGTTGATCCACTGCGCGAGCTGCGTGTTCGTCGGCGTGCCCGAGTTGCTGACGTTGCCGCCACCGCCAGATGCCGCAATCGTTCCGGTCGTGAACGTGATGCCCGAGCCGATGGTGACGGGTGCCCACGTGCCCGCTCCGCTGCGATAATACATCGCGTTGGTCGACGCGGCCGCCGCCAGCGACGTCAGGTCGGCATCGAGCGGCTGATATGAGAGAGCTGTGTCGACCCACGTCGAATTGAACCGTCCGTAGATCTTGCTGTCGTTGGTCGCTTCGGGAACGCCTGCCGACGCCGCCAGCGTGCCGCCGCTGAACGTCAGGTTGGCCCCGATGGCCACCGCCGTCCACACGCTGGTCCCGGAGCGGTAGTAGATATTATTCGTGCCGGTCAGCGCCGCGATGGCGGTGAGATCGGCGTCCAAAGGCTGAAGGCCAGCGACCAGCCCGTCACCGGCAATGGCGCGGATCACAGACGCGGTGCCGCCAGCGCCGCCCGTGCCTTCACCGTAGTAGAGCGTGTGATCGACCTCGTTGTATGCGAGTTCGGCGTTGGCGAGACCCGCTGGCGCTCCCGGTGCGCCGCCGACGCGGCGTTTGATCCGCAGTATGTCGGCCATCAGTAATTCCCTCCGTCAACGACGTCGCCGGAGGACATGATCACCTGCGTCCACGCGGCGTCCCTCCGTCCGTAGGCAAGGTGATCAAGCGGCGCTTCTGAAACGCCGCCGGTCCCCGTTGCGGAGACGACCCACTTCTCGCCATCCCAGACGTACACGCCGAACGTCTGACCGAAGACCGGAGCGTCGGGAAAGTTCGCGCCGTCGCCAGTAAGCGGAGCGGGAGCAGCGAAAAGAACCTGCTGCTGCGGTGCGGGCAGCGCAACAGTCCGCGCGGCCGCGCGTTCAGCCAGTCGCGATTTCGCTGCGCGCCGAAGCGCCTCTTGCCGAAGCACCGCACGCTGTGACGGGCCAGCGGGTTTCATGTGACCGCCTGCACCCACTGCCCCGACGTGCCGTCGTGATACCAAATGTAGAGGATGCCGGTGTCGCTGTTCCACCAGAGTTGCCCTTGGCGCGGATCGGGCGGCGGCGTCGTCGAGATCGTCGCGTCGCCTTGCGCCGTTTTCACCCACTTCACACCGTCCCAGACATAATCTGCAAACGAGTCACCAACGGCCGGGGAGCTGGGGAAGTTATAAGGGGCCATCGCGTTGCCTCACACCCACAGAGCATCGGAGACGGAATACATGATGTCGGTCGCCGTGCCCGGCGCAATCACCCGGTCAACACCGCCGAAGAAAAACCGGTTCGCGGCCAAAGACGACGCCGAGAAGTGCTTCAGCGTGATCGGGAAACTGCCAGCGTTGAAAAGACGGATTCTCCGCACAGAATTGAACAGTGGGCTAGGCGCAACAATGCCGGTGATGTCGCGCGCCGCATCGCTGCCGATCCGCAGCAGCTCGACGTCGTGAATGCCGGTGGGCGCGTAGTCGTTGACGTTGGCCGTGAGCTGCGGCGGCGACCAGCCAGCGAAGATACCAAGGTTGTCGCTGACATGGATGTTCGCGCCGGTCGAAAGCCGGTTCAGCGGGCCGGTGACGTTGTTACGCAAATCGTTCTGCAAGATCCGCACATCCGCCGCGCCAGCCTCAATCGAGACGCCGTACTTCTGTTTCGCCCCGGCGGTATCGCGCGCCAGGTTGCCGTGCATCAGAACCTGGCTGCGGATCGCAAAGCCGTTCTGTGCTCCAACCGCAGCCACCTGACCGTTGTTGATCGCGGTGCAATTGGTGACGCGGTTGGTCAGCGCCGCCGTATCGAAACCGTTTTGCGCGCATGAGCTGGCGACGCAGCCATTCAAAACGACGAGCTGATTGTTCGCCGTGATGTGAATCCCGTTGCCCAAGCCGCTGGCGGGTGTGCTGGCTGTGGGGCCGGTGAAGCCTTGGCCGTTTAGTTCGACGGTGACGTCCTGGAGTTCGACCAGCCCCTGCACCATCGCGTGGGTGTCGATATAGACCTCGTGATTACCGTCACCACCGAAGAAGCCACCAAGGATCTTCAGACCGTGAATCGGGTTGGTGGGATTGCCGACCACGGCAAGGCCGACACCCGAGTTGGCGAACGTCGCGATGTCGCTCCACTCGATCAGGTTGGAGCCGGGGCGCAGCGTATCGGTGGCGATCAGGTATCCTTGAGAGCCGTTGTTAGTCGAGAGCAGGTGCACCATGCGCCACTGGATCGCCCCGGCGACTGCCGAGTTCGTCACATAAAAGCCAGCGCCGACGTTCGCGTCGGAGAGAACGTTTTCAATGAGACCAACGTCACACGACTTCAAGACGAGGCCATTGGAGTGGCGCGAGACGTAGCAATCCCGCACCAGTCCGGCGTGGCTATGACCTTCGGTGAGGATGCCGTCGCCGCCAGCGGTCGCCGGGACCGCGCGGTCGAGCGTCAGATCCCTGATCGTCCACCAAAACGGACCCGGTGTCGGCGCGTAGCCCGCTTGCCGGATCGAGATCAAAGGCCGGTCCGGCACGACACTCACGATCTGCGACGCGCCACGGCCAAAGCCAATCAAGTGGTTCGCATCGGAGCGGGCAAAGACCAGACTGTTGTTGACGTAGAACGTGCCGGGACCGACGTGAACAGTTGGATGGTTCGCAAGCGCCGTATTGAACGCCGTGGTGTTCTTGGTCGCGCGTGAAGAATCGCCGTCTCCAATCGCGCCGTAGTCCTCGACCGAAACAACCTCGTTCTTGTTCGTGCCGCCGCCACCGCCGTTGATCTGCACCCACTGACCAACCGTGTCGCCCGGCTCGACATAGTGGACATACGTGTTGCCAGTATTGCTCTCGTACCACTGCACACCCTGCGACGGCAGGACCGGCGGGCCTTCCTGCACGTACATCGGCGCACCGATGGAGACGGCCGCGAGAAAGTCCGCAATCAAGAACCAATAACCAGCGATGTGGTCAGCCGAGAACGTCGTCGAGTGATGCGCGACCAGGCAATACCAGAACGCGTTCTCGTTAAAGACGGTGTCGCCAACGCGATAATCGTGATCCGTGACCCACGGCTTCGGCGCGTTGAAACCGATCAGCAGCTCCTCGCGGATCTGATCGAGACCGACGCTGTCGTTCTCCAACTGACCGTCATCGCGCTGGATTAGATCCAGGTGCTGGATGATGTCGTCGGTGGTGATCTTGATCGCGTTGTATTCTTGGTCGAGCTTGGGCGCGGGATAGGGATCTACCGGCGCGAGCGCCTGATCGTTCTGGAGGTTGGTGACGCGGTCGTATGGGATGATCGCCATCGTGGACTACCGTTACGCGGTAGGGCCGTTGGCGACGCGGCATTGCGGCCACTCAATCGCTAGTCCCGCTGCGCGGGACCGCGCTCACTCGTGAACGTGTCGCGACTTATGCACCCGTTTGGTCAGCTCGACAAGCGAACCGGCGCACCGAGATCGCCCAGCTCGTTGCCGACGCTGCGGCGCTGGCGTGGCACGAGAGGCGCTTGCGGCTTCTTCGCCAGGTCAGCACTCAAGCTCCCGAAGATGCTCCCCAGCGCGTTCTCTGGGCCAACGGCGAGCGCGGCAGGGTTGGGGACGGTCTGCAGACCTGCAGCTCCTGCAGGCGGCGTCGCTGCAGCACCTCCCGCTGGCACCGCCGTGCCCTCGTACTTCGCCTTCCACAGATTGGCGAAGTCGCCAGCGGTCATGTCAGTGCGGCCAGCGTTGCCGGTGATCGCGCTCGACGGGTCTTTGTAGAACGCCCGCAAGACCTCCGTCGCCGGACGGCCAGGGTTCGACAGCAGGGCTGGACCGCCAGCGCTGCCCTGTTGGTGCGTCAAATACACTTCCCAAGGTTGTGGCTCGCGTCCGAGCTTGTGGCGCAAGGTCGCCTGATTGTCGCGCATGAAGCGCGCCCCGGCGTCGACGTTGGCCACGGGGTCGAGCGGATCTTGACCAGCGCCGTACTGGTCCCACGCGCCACCGGGCTTGGTGAGGAACTGATAGACGCCACGCGCCGAGCTGTTCGGGTTTGCAGCCAGCGGGTTCATGCCGCTCTCGATCTGCGCGATGCGCAGCATCATGTCCGGCGACAAGTTGTATCTTGCGGCCGCTTCGCGAATGATCGCGGACAGATCGGCCATGCGGCCATCCGTAAGGGTCAAAAAAGCCCGAAGCCGGGGGGTCTTCCGGGTTGGGGGGCAACGCCCCGCGACTTCGGGAACACACAGGTTGCGGGTGAACGCCACGAACTCCCGCGCGATGAGGCTAACACACCCCGCAAAAAGCACAACACCCATGTTTCACGTGAAACATTTGGAACTTAGGTGTTCAGGAAGCCCCTGTGCGCGTGGGAGAATGCTCGAAGTGAGTAAAATGGGCGAAAACGCCCCGAAAACACACAAAAGACGGACAAGAGGGGCCTGGAACA